GACGACGATTCGGAAAAGGCTTGCCGATGAGTACAATGGTTCGGAGGAGGTAGCACATGCGAAACCTTCTGCTAGCGTTTCTGCGCAAGGGGTTCGTGATCGTAGCGATTGCGGCCTACTGGATTCTCGACGACCTCGTGATCTTCCTGCCCGATGCGGCGGTTGTCTGGATCGGCAACTGGATCTTCAAGGCGACGGGGAACGGGTACAGAGTGGCAGAGTTCGAGAAATTCTGGAACAAGAAGCCTGAATAGGAGGACGAGATGAAGAAGGTACTGATCGTTCTGTTGGCTGTGTGTGCGGTTGGTTGGGCGACGATGGCAAGCGGCCCCGTGATCGGGTTCGGCGTCGAGCCAGTCCAGGGCGCTGCGGTTTCGGTCGACTTCGGCTGGGGGTTCAACTCCTGGACGATCCTCGTGGAGAAGGAATCGCTCGGCACGTTCTACGGGCCGTGGGCGATTGCCGCTCTGTGGAATCCGTACCTGAGCGCATTGGGAACCGAGTCCATCGTTGAGGGACGATTCGGCGGCGAACTCGGGATCAACTGGCAGGAGACCGGACTCTACTACGACGACTTCTCACTGATTGTGGGCGCACAGTTGTCGTGGCAGATCATCACTGGATACCTGCAGCTCGAAGTCGGCGGGTCTGGAACGATCCTGCCAAAGGCCGGTGTGGAGATTCAATTCGACCTCCCGACAGCGACAGGAGGTAGCGAGTAGTTTCCTCCTCGGGCCGAGGAGCGGGGACGCTGGGTGCTACACCGCCGCCCGGCGTCCCCATCTAGCTCAAAGGAGGGACCATGCGTAAGCTCATCATCGCGGCGCTGGCATCGCTGGCGCTCATAGGAGGTTGTGACCTTTTCCTCTACGTCGCTCCAACGATCACGCCTGAGATGCAGACGCTTGAGATCGTCGGTGAATCGGGATACGTGACAGCGGCGTGGAAGCTGACCGGCAAGGGCGAGGTCTATGTCGACTTCGGCGACGGATCGGAAGACGTACACTACAGTCTAGTCCTCGACAAAGAGACGCCCATCTGGCACGAGTACACGAAGACGGGGACGTACACGATCGTCGTACTCCAGGCGGGTAACTCGTACTGCGCAACGCTGATCGTCACCGTAGAGGAGCCGGTTGTACGTATCCCGGCATTCGCGACACGCCTCGTTCCCGAGCACGAGAAGGTCAGCTTCAACATCCCCTATCGGGAGCGCGGGTGCAGCAACGGAACGCCGGTACAGATCACGGGGATCTCTCCCGGTGCAGGAACGACGGAGTTCCGGCTGACGGCGTACCGGACGGACACAGGAGAGAAGATCAGCCTGTTCGACTGCAATAACGGATGGGCCTACTGTTGGGGCGAGTGGTTGCCGCTGATCGAGGATCTAGCGATAGCGCAGCCGATCGCTTGTTGGGCCTTGTGGAGCGGGGAGAAGACGCCGATCCCGATGGTGTCCGTACCCTACCCACGGGATGCGGTAGACAAGGGCTGTGGCTGTGGCGGGGGCGACGACTGGGAGCAGCCGACGATCCCGGAAAACGCTATCATCATGACGTTCACGCTTGAGGCGCGGAACGAGTTCATGGGCGCGACGTACCCGAGCGTGACATGGTGCATAGGCGTGCTGCCTGACGAGTGCTAGAAATCGGCTCCCTGAGCCGACCATCACCTCCTTGCGTGGGGCTGTCTGGGCGACTAGGCAGCCCCCGCTCTTTGTGGTAGGATGGTGCGCTGAGCACTGTCCGTATCCCACCACTGCGGACGCCTCCTTGCGGGCGGGGACTAGCTATCCCCGCCTTGCTCTTTCTCCCCCTTGACATAGCCATATACATCTGTATACTGGTGGTGAGGTGATGGAGATGAAAACCGTGCGAATCGTTATCGCGATCGTCGGAGGGATGTCTGCTCTCGCAGGAGTTTTCCTGTTCATCTGCGGTGCGCTCCAAGGGAATGCTGTTGCGATGCTCGCAGCCTGTGTCGCTATCTTGGCCGGATTGAATTGCATCGGCCCGGCGCTCAAGTAAGGAGGCGTAATGCCCATCAGGATTTTAGGCAAGGTGTCCCTTCAGGATGAGATCAAGATGCTTGAGATGCTGCGCGACAAGCTGCTCTCGGTACGCGGGCAGGCGCGGCTCATCTGTGACTCCACCGGGGACGCGGACACGAAGACGAAGATGGAGTGCATCGCCACTGACGCGCAATACGATCTCGACAGGGCTGACCTCTGCCTGTTCCGTGCGCGTGAGGCGCGGGATGAGGCTGACGCGGAGGCTGGCCGCGAAGTCACGTTGCGGGAAGACCTCGGGAGGTAGCATGGACAAGTGCGAGACGTGCAAGGGGACCGGCACCGTGCCCGCACACTATCACTGGCGCGGCGTGGTCGGCGACGGCGAGGGCACGTGCCCGGATTGCGGCGGGACAGGGAAGGAGGCGTGATGGAGAAGCTAATCCATGTCAGCGGTTTCAACCTCACGGCGGACAGCCCAGCGGCGGAGGCGTTGCGGAAGTGGAAGGCAGCGGGCGGGACGTACCGTGAGCTGATCGAGCGGGCGGTCGAAGCCTACGCGGAGACCGAGGAGTACGCTGGGTACGTGCAAGGAGGCGAGGAGTGAAGACGCAGGTATGGTGGCAGACGCAGTTGGATCTTCTGATCGCTCTCAAGGAGCAAGCCCCGAAGTGCTATTGGGGCGGTGTTGCGCGGCGGAAGTCTCCGTGGGAGCGTATGGCCTGGCATCTCAACAAGGCGCTCAAGCCGATCATCAACTGGTTCGTCGGGGAGGCCGCGTGAAGATCCGTTGCAGTTCGCTTGATCGTCTCTTCGCGTGCCCCGCAAGCGCGCACACCGAGAACGACGCGGTACTGATTGACCATGAGCCAACCGAGGCGACGAAGACTGGTATCGCCGTTCACGCCCTCATGGCCGACATCGTCAAGAATCACTATCGAGAGCTTCCCGACGTGAAACCCTACGCGGAAGCATACGGCGCGGATGAGAAGGACGTGAGGATTCTCGGCTACCAGGGCATGAAGTTCCTCCGCGAGTATCGCAAGTTCCTAAGCGAGTTCCCGCTTGTTGAAGTTCAGCTCGGGACGAAGATCGCGGAGGGCGTCGAACTGACCGGACGGCCTGACGTGCTCGACTTCGTTTCGCTCGAAGGCGGCGAGCCTACCGTCTACGTGATTGACTGGAAGACGGGAGAGAAGGACGAAGACTCGCGGTACATTCGGCAGATGCAGGGATACGCGGCGCTCGGGTTGCAGCACTTCATCAGACATACACCCGTTCGAGTCGTCGTGATCCTGGCATGGCTGCGGTCAGCAGAAGCAACGGTGATGTCGCATCGAGCCGTTGACGCCTTGATGTTCGGATTCGAGCTTGATGGGGAACTGCGCTGGGACGGCAAGACGTTCACCCCCGGCGATGCGTGCCGCTACTGCCTGCGTGTCGCTGCCTGCCCCGGACGCCGCGACCTCATGCTCGCCGCCGTGGAAGTCCTCACGAGCGAGCGTAGGGCCGATCTAGTGCCCTTCAACGGCGAGCTAGTAGATCCGGCAGGCTTCGGGCGATCGATCGTCCAGGCGCGATTCCTCAAGCAGCTATGCGAGGAGCACTTGCGCATGGCGACAGACGCCGTCAAGTCGATGGGCGGCGACATCCCAATGCCGAGCGGGCAGCATATCAAGCTCGTTAGCCGTGCGGGGCGACCGAGCCTCAAGCCGGAGCGGGTACTCCCGTACCTCCGAGAGCGGTTCGGGCAGATCACCGACGACGAACTCGCCGCCATGGTCTCGCTCGGCAAATCGGACGTAGAATCCTTCGTTGCGTCGAAAGCCGAACGTGGTGAGAAGGCGCAACTCAAACAAGACGTCTTCAGCGAGCTAGAGCAGACCGGGGCCATGACTCGCGGGCCTGCGGTCGAGTACGTCGAAGTCAAGGAGGCGTGATGGAAGTCAGACCGGCAGTGATCGACAGCGATCGGAACCTCGGGGATCTGCTCCGCGTGTGGAAGCCGAAGCTCACGCAGATCTACGGCGAGGGTGACGAAGCGGCCGCAGGGCGTCTGCTCGCGATGGCCGAAGCGTGCGTGCGCCGCAATCCCGACCTCAAGCAGTGTACCGTCGACAGCTTCCGCACGGCGCTTGAGGACGCCGCTGCGTTGAAGCTATTGCCCACGGGCCTGATGAACCTCGGACACGTGCTATCGTTCCGCAACAAGCAGGGGTCGCGGGATGCAACATTCGTCGCGGGCTATCGCGGATTGCTCGACATCTGCTACAGGTCGAAGAAGCTTGCTGGCTTCGAGGTTGGGCTGGTTCACAAGGACGATCCGTTCACCTACCGGCGCGGGCTGCAGACGATCCTCGACCACGAGCCGAAGTACAGCGGCGTCATCGGCTTCGACAACCGGCAGGAACTCAAGGCCGGATACGCCGTGTGGTGGGACGTGATCGACGGTCGCGCCGTGGCGCAGCGTCACCTCGTTCTCAACAAGGCAGAGATCGAGCGGCTACGCATGAAGTCGAAGAAGGCCGACGACGGCCCGTGGCGCACAGACTACTCCGCGATGGTCATGAAGACGATCGTCCGTGCAGCGACGAAGCTGATGCCGCTCACGCCTGCCGAAGACGCCTTGCTCGCACGAGCGTTCGAGGTCGAGGACGCGAAGCTCGGCCAGCCGGACCCGTTCATCGACGTGACGCCGGGCGCGCCGACATCCCCGCCTGACGGGCGTCTGCCGATCGGCGAGGTTCGTCAAGTCGAGGCGTAACGTGAGCGCGTGGTGGATAACATGCAATGCGGAAAGACGGTGCGGCTATCGCTGTTCGGCGGCGAAGTCATTGCGGCAATCCCAAGGCTCTATCTGCCGATCCTGACTGCAAACGAGAACAGGAAAGGCGTCCTAGATGTTGATACTGTGAAGGGTTGCACAATGGGGATGGAAGCATATCCGCAAGGCGGGTGCTACGGGGAGTGTTACGCGGCAAGGACGGCTATCAGGCTAGGGATTGACTTTGCTACTAGCGTCAGTAGGCAGTTCTGCGGCAGGGAACACCGAGACACCATCGTCAGGAGGATGCTGACCCTACCGGCTAAGTGGTATAGGGTAGGTACATTCGGCGACCCGTGTCACGACTGGAAACACACGATTGCGGTGCTCCGTGCGCTTCGGTGGACGAAGAAGATCCCTGTGGTCATTACGAAGCATTGGGTTCCTTTGACCGACGAGCAGATTGACGATCTCCGCTGGCTAAAGGCGGTCGTTAATACTTCTACAAGCGGATTAGACACTGACGAAGAGACGGCCCATCGCGTCGCACAACTTGAGCGCCTCCGTGCCGCCGGGGTGCGGAGCATCAATCGAGTGGTAACGTGCAACTACGGAACCTCCGAGTGGGCACGACGATGCAACGATAAGCAGGACTATCTCCTGTCTCTTGTACCAGTGATCGACAACCCGCTTCGTCCGCGCAAGTCGAATCCACACGCCGTAAACAGAGACATCATCGTTGCTAGGAGAGCTGAATCAATCGGAGGCGGCAAGATCGTTTCCCTGCATATTCCATCTGTCTACTTGGGAACGTGTAGTACATGCCCCGATCAGTGCGGGGTCGAACAAGCGCCGACCAATGGAGCGGCGACAAAGGAGGAACGGACAGTGATAGAAGAGAGCATGTTCGAGGACGTTGTAGATTTCGTCTATGTCCCTAGCGTCATCGGGTCCGGTTACGAGGAGGCTGTTGCGAAACTTGCACTCGAAGACGGCATAGCGCACCGGGCGGCTCGCAAGAACATGCAGATCCATTCTGCGATCATCCTGAAGATCAACGATGCGTTCGCGGGGTTCTTCACCTTCCAGAACAATGATACCGTCAAGGAATTCTGTCTGCTGCAATCGGTCATCGTCCCAGAGAAGTACAGTGACGACCTGTACAAGCAGATGGCCCTTGAGGTCATCAAGCGCAACGTCAACGGATACCCCGCCCTGATGACGACAAACCCCAAGAGCAAGTTCGAGACTCCTGCGCTGTTTGAGAGTCTGGGATTCACTACCTACCTTGCTATGTCGGGGTTCTGCTACATGGTACATGGGGAGTTGTCGACTGTCCGCATGAAGTTGCTCGCACACATAACGATGACCAACGTGTGGGACTCAGTGAAGGGGGAGTGGGTCAAGCTGAAGAAGGAGTGGAACAAACAGATATCTGAAGTAGGTGAGGCCCGAGGGATCGCAAACCCCCTCTTCGCAACGCGTGAGGGCTGTTGGCAAGGCGAGAACGGGTTCGCAAACGTTGTGACAGGTCATGCGCACAACGGCAATGCTTCAGTGCTTGACCCCGTGGCGTGTGAGGTCATCCTTCGATTCTTCACACCAAAGGAAGGCAGGCGCATCTACAATCCATTCGGGGGCGGTGTGCAGTTTGGGTTCGTTGCCGGAAGCTACGGTTACGAGTACGTCGCGAGCGAGCTACGCCAGAATCAGTGCGACGCGAACAACGCTTTATGCAGCGAGTTCCCCGGCGTTCAATGGGTCAAGAGCGACAGCGCAACCTACGAACCCAACGGGATGTTCGATCTTGTCTTCACGTGCCCGCCGTACTATCGCGTTGAGAGGTACGTGGATTACGACGGTGAACCACCAGTCGGAGAGATCAATTCCCTAGACACGTATGAGAAGTTCCGTGACGCTTTGTTCGCCGGGTATCGCATTGCGATTGACCATCTCAACGAGGGATGCTTCTTCGTTGTGATGACTGGCGACAGTCGGGATAAGCATGGGGCCTTCCATTGTTCGGAATCCGAGACTGAACTGTTTCTCAAGGATAATGGCCTACAGGTCTACAATAAGATCGTGTACCTAGAGGCCGAGTTCACGCGGCTGGCACACGCAAAGAAGACACTGAACATGCGGAAGTTCCCCAAGCGAGAACAGAAGATCATCGTCGCCTACAAAGGGAAGATCGCAGACATCAAGGAGAGATTCACTCCGGTGGGGCGCTTGTGATGTATACTTGTGTCGGCGGGCCGAGGGCCGGGCTCGCACGAGAGCCGTCTAACGGCGGTTCTCGGTCCCGCCAACCTCACCGTTAGGAGGGCGAATGGCAGGCAAACCAAGAGCTACAGTCCAAGCCTTACCGTCGAATCTTGAAGCCGAGGAGGCCGTTCTAGGTTGCTTGCTCGGCTGGCCTGAAGTAGCGGCTGAGAACGTAGGCAAGCTCGGTTCGACCGATTTCCTCACTGTCAAGAATAGCGTCGTCTTCGAGGCGATACGTTCATTAGTGAATGACGGAACGTTGCCCGACGTGATCGCCGTCGCCAACCGCCTGGAGTCGATGGGCAAGACGGAGGATGCAGGCGGACGGGTGCGCCTCGGCGACCTCGCTACGAAGCAGATTACCGATGCCGGGTTCGATCACTACGTTGCGATCGTCAAGGACAAGGCTACTCGCCGGGCGCTCATGTCGGCGACAGCTCGCATCGAAGAGCTTGCCCATGACGAGGGACGCGACATCCGCGACGTAGCCACGGAAGCCCAGAAGATCCTCGACGGGACACGGTTACAGGCAGCGATGGGCGGCGTGGCCGTGTTCGCTCCGGTGATCGAGGCTGACGGTACGACGCTCCGCGCCGACTGGTGCCCGCCTGGTATCCGCGCCATGGCGACCAAGCTCCAGTCGCACAAGTCGGACGGCTCGGTGACTGGCTTCGTCAGATTCACCGGGACAATGCCTGGCATCCCCGCCCGTCTCACCTCCGGGCAACTCAACTTCGCAGCGGTACAGACACGGGCAACGTGGGAGAATCGGCTGTCGAAGGTCGCCGCGCTACCGGATGGAATGTGGGCGACGATCCTTGAACAACTCTCCGAGAGCGTCATCGAGTACGTTGAAACTGGCGAGCCCGTTCAACAGGTGGACAGCGAAGTCGACCCCAAGGAACTTGAGTACCTCCTCTTCCCGATCCTGTTGCGCAACGAGCCGACCGTCATCTATGGCGACATCGGCGTCAACAAGTCATATCTAGCGGCGTTGCTTACCTACATCCTCATGACCGGCCAGGAGAATTACCGTCTTGAGGTGCGCCACAAGATCCAGGCACCGCTGTACCTAGACTGGGAGTCGAGCGTCGGGAGCTTCGCGCGGCGCTGGGCCAAGCTAAGGCGCGGTATGAACCTACAACCGGCCAAGGCGAGCTATCGTCGCTGCGCTCTTCCACTCGTCCAAGACTCGGAACAGGTGAAGGAACTGATACGCCGCAATGGCCATGACTTCATCATCATCGATTCACTCGGTCTCGCGGCGGGCGGCGATCTGAACAACCCGCAACCGGCGAACGACTTCTACAAGGCACTCCGCTCGCTAAACGTCACGTCGCTCGTCATCGCTCATCAGGCCAAGAACACGACGGGCAAGACGTCGATCTTCGGCTCGCAGTTCTTTGGAGCGGCACCACGTTCGATCTGGGAGGTACGCCGCGACCAGGACGAGGGCGCAGACGTTGCCCGTGTCGGGCTCTACCACGCCAAGGCGAACGAGGGTCGCCGTGAGCCGCCGATCGGGTTCAAGTTCACATTCGGTGGGAACTTCACCAGGGTTGAACCAGACAGCGCCGACACGATCATGGCGGCTGACGACCGATCGCCGGTCAAGGATCGCATCATCGACGCGCTACGCCAAGACGGGAAGATGACCTATCAGCAGCTATCCGTTGCAATCGGTCACCCCGAGCACCTACTTCGTACACCTATGAAACGATTGCTTGAAGATGGGCTCGTGAGGAAACTAGCAACAGGAGCGGATGGCAGGACGAAGTTCGGGCTCGGAACCCGCGAGGAGTACCCCGGATGAACCGCGTAACAAAACCGCGTAACAGGGGGTCGAAAACATGGGTGCTGTTACGCCCGTAACCGCTTGTTACGCCGCGCTTCGGAAAGTGGCACCTTACACAGTTCTGAACTGGCGCGTAACAGTTACGCGTAACTTGTTACGCGTAGAAGAAACACCCCCCCACGTAACAAGGGGGGTTATCTAGGGGCTGTTACGTGTTACGCGGTATACGTGTAGAGCTATATCTATGGAGGTCGCCGTGGACGAGAACGACAAGACCCAGGAACGGGAAGCCCTCGGATTCTGTCCGTTGACGAAGACGTGGTGCCGAGAGGACTGCCAACTTCTCCAGGACGAGTGCTGCGCCCTCAGCCTTCTCGGCATGTGGGCCGAAGACGAGTGGGCGAGGAAGAACGGACTAACCTCTTGATATCCGGGAGATGATACTGTACGATACGGGATAGGTGATGAGCATGAACAATCTGGAGGCGCTCAAGTGGGAGGTGGAGTAGATGGACAATGACGGAGGAGCGGCATTCCCGATTAGCAGAGCCCACTTCACAGAAGATGGCAGACTGCTTAGTTCTGACTGGTTGCCTGGCATGTCTCTCCGCGACTGGTTCGCGGGGCAGGCAACAGTTGGAGATACGAAGTTTCCAGACATCGAGACGATGGCGGAGTACGTCGGAGAGACGAACACGCCACGCGAGGATGACTGGCTCGCGCTCTTGGCTATGAGCCACCGCGCAATGGCCAAGCTCCGATACGACCAAGCCGATGCGATGCTTGCCGAGCGGGAGGCCCGCCGATGACCTACGCTGAGATGAAGTTTGGCCCCCTGGAGTCGCTCGTCGGGAGGACGTTTGAGAGACAAGGAGCCAGGAGGACAATCAGCCGATGGCACGGGAGTGGCTGTTGGTATAGGCGGGCGGACGGGCAACTTCGCGGTTGCTCCGTCACCGAGTTGCTCGCCTGGCTCTCCGAGGCTAAGGAGGTAACGCAGTGACCTACGCTGAGTTTCGTGCGCGTCCTTCGAGCGTGAACGACGCCGAGTGCGCCGAGATCGTGATGCGGTGGACGGCAGAGAACGCTGTGTGGCATGACAAGGGACACACACGCACAACGCTCGATTGGCTTGGCGCGGATGGGAAGTTCGTTTGTACCAGCCAGCGCTTCTCTCCGACGACCGACCGGAACGCGACCGCGATGCTCGTCGAGGAGGTCGCGCGAAGAGGGCTAGAAGGCGAGTTCACGGACTACCTGTACGATGAGATCCCGGCCCCGCCTGGATGCACCGCATGTGGAATGAAGATCCTTCGCGCCGCCCCGTCTCTCGTCGCCTGGGCGTGTTGTAAAGCATGTCGGGAGGCATCGTGAATCACAAGCCGTGCAAGTGCGGATGCCGACCAACAGGAGTGATCCGTGAGGGGAGAGCGATGTACCGCGTTGTCTGCATGTGCGGCCGATCGGGACCGTTTGCCGACACGATAAACGGTTCGTGGGCCGCGTGGGACGCCGATCACGAGGCCGCAGCGAAGGCGAGAGAGGCGCTGCACGAGATCGTGAGTTGGACGAAGGACACGCAGACTTGCGCAAACGAGGACGCTATGTGGAAGAGAGCGGCGGAATCTCTCGCCCTGCTCGGGGAGGAGGACCATGCCGCGTGACCCACGTCTCGACCCGCAGCCGGGAGATAGGGTGAGAATGAATGGACGAACACGATATGTCTTGATGCTCGACGGGAATGATGTCTGGTTCATCATTGAAGAGGAAGATCAGGCGCTCGACAAACGAGTCAGTCTCGCGTCCTGGCGTTCGTGGTGTCGGCCCAACAAGGCCGAGGCCGTCAAGGAGGCCCCCGATGCCTGACGAGACAACCGCCGCAACCGTCTACTGCGAGCGATGCGGAGAGAAGATCGGGCCGACGACCGTCTACGTTGGAGGGCACCGATACTGTCCGCGTTGCGCACAGGACTATGAGGAGCGTGAACGCGATGCCTAACCACGAGCGGGTAGCAGAGGAGATCGCCAAAGAACTCGTCGGAACTCCTGTGGAACGATGCGAAAGGGCTGCTGTCGTATCCATCCTGCGCCGCGAGTACGGCGACGCCCGCCGCGACGCGCTCGAAGAGGCTGCGAGGATCTGCGATCTGATCGTTCATAGAGTCTGCGCGGAAGATGCGGCAGACACGCGCCTATATGAACGTGCATCAGGAGAGGATGCTGGTTGTTGCGCAAGGGCGATCCGTGCCGCGAAGGAGGAAGCCCATGAGTGAGAAGATCAAGCCCTGCCCGTTCTGTGGGGAGATGGTAGTTGCGAAGAAGGAAGTGACAGAAGTGAGCGGTGGGGATAGGATGTTCATCTTCTCCATCGAACACTCATGCGGGGCGATAGACCGCTCGCACCTGTCACTCTTCTTCCAGGGCGATACCCCCATAGAGAAGTGCATGGAGACGCTAGACAAGTCGGAGGGCGCATACACGCACGCCTGGAATAACCGCCCGCGCGAGGACCGGCTGGCAACAGCGCTCATCGGATTGCTCGACGCATGGAAGGCGCTCCAGCGCACACGCGGCAACGATCCGGCGCTCGATCTGTGCGTGCAAGCTGCGGAGGAATCGCTGTACGGAAACTCAGCCCTGAAGGAGGAGACGTGACCGATACCGGCTGGATCGAGAAGGCCATCGCTCTAGTGGATCACCGCAGCGTTGACAACCACGCCGTGAAGGCGTCAGCGGCAGCCGAACTCGCCGCTCTACGCGCTCGCGTTGTGACGTTGGAGACGGTGATCTCGGACTACATCGACACATGCGGATGCGCGGCGTGCTCCAGCAACAAGACGGGGAAGCACCCGGAACGGTGCGAAGACTGCGAGATCCCAGCATTTGAGGCCGCCCTGAAGGAGGAGACGTGACCGACGCGATCCAATCTGCGATCGACCATCTTGACCACGATCGCGGGAAAGACAGCAAGTTACAGTATGAAGTCATTGGTCCAGCCCGCACCGAACTCGCCGCCCTCCGCGCCGAGAACGAACAGCTACATGCAGAGCGTCGGCGCAATGCCATCGCAGGCCAGGCAACGATGGAGGAAGCCTACGCGACGATTCAGGCCCAGGCCCGGCAGATCGCTGCGCTCAGAGAGGCGCTGCATTACGTTCTTGAGCACCTAGAACTGAAACGCCCGGACCTGGCAGCAAAGGACGCGGCGGAAGCCCTCTCCTCCGTCCCGCCCTCGTCCATGCGCCTCGTCCCACTGGAAGGGCTCAGAGAGATCGAGTGGGCGGGATGGGACGAAACGCTACAGGTTCCGTGTTGTCCAGCGTGCATGACGACGCAGGGCCTTGGCGACGGCCACGCGCCCGACTGTTGGCTCGCCGCCGCCATCGCGGGGAAGGAGACGGTGTGATACAATCTTCTACGTCCAACACGCTTGGGCTAGGTAAGTCCCGGCATGTCGGGGCGAGGTCTGGTAAGGCGAGGAGAACAATCCGATAGGTGAACTATGCCCGAACCTAAGAAACACCCAGGCGGTAGGCCACGAAAGTTCAAGTCCGTCGCCGAGATGCAAGAGACGATCGAGACTTATTTCGACGTAACGCTATCCGATAGGCTAACCGTCACGGGACTGGCTATCGCCCTGGGGTTCACCTCACGGCAGGATCTCATAAACTATGAGGGCTACAGCTCTGAGTTTCACGACGCACTAAAAACGGCGAAGCTCAGAATCGAGAACTCATACGAGCTTGCTCTACGTGGGGGGAAGGGCGGAGCACCTGAAATCTTCGCGCTGAAGAACTTCGGCTGGACGGACAAACAGCAGATCGAGCATTCGGGCGCGGTCAATGTCCACTTCGACCAAGAAGACAAGAGCCTTCTCTAAGACTACCCGCCAGCGTGAAGCCATTGCCCTGTTAGGCGGCTCGGCGTCCCAGGTCCTTCTCTATGGCGGCTCACGCTCAGGAAAGACAGTTATCGCACTCTACGCTTTACTGTGCCGGGCGATTGATCGGAAGTCTCGGCACCTCATCCTCCGATTGCACTTCAACCACGTCAAGACCTCGATCTGGATGGACACGCTTCCCAAAGTGCTCGCCCTCATTGCTCCTGACCTTGAGGTCAACTGGAACAAGACCGACTACGTGCTTGAGTTCCCGCACAACGGCTCGGAGATTTGGATCGGCGGGCTTGACGACAAGGAGCGCGTCGAGAAGATCCTCGGGCACGAGTACTCGACGATCTTCTTCAACGAGTGCAGCCAGCTCACCTATGACGCGGTCGAGACAGCGCGGACACGGCTTGCCGAGAACTCCGGGCTCACGCTCAAAGCGTACTACGATGAGAACCCGCCACGCGCGAAGCACTGGACACACAAGCTGTGGATAGACCACGTCAGCCCAGACGACGGCGGGCCGCTTGCCGATCCGTCCGACTACGCCAGCCTACTAATGAACCCGGAAGATAACCGGGCGAACCTTCCGCCTGGCTACATCGAGACGGTGCTCGGTCGCCTATCGAAGCGGAAGCGTGACCGGTTCCTGCTCGGACTGTGGGGCACGGACACGGAAGGGGCGCTGTGGAAGGCTGACTGGATCAGGCGCGGGGAAGCGCCGCCTGACCTGGAGCGCATCGTGGTCGCCGTCGACCCCGCCGTGACGAAGTCGAAGAAGTCAGACGAGACAGGGATCGTGGTCGCGGGTAAGCTCGGCAACCGGCTCTACGTGCTTGAAGACGTGTCCGGGCGCTACACGCCGCACGAGTGGGGATGGGCAGCGGTAGATGCCTACCGACGATGGGGCGCGGATCGGATCATCGGGGAAGTGAACAACGGCGGCGACCTCGTTGCGACCAACATCCGGCAGCACGATCGCCTTGTCAGCTACAAGGACGTTCATGCATCGAGAGGGAAGGCCGTCCGCGCCGAGCCAGTGTCCGCGCTGTACGAGCAAGGGCTAGGCATCCACTGCGGCGAGTTCCCTGAGCTTGAAGATCAGCTAACGGGATGGGTTCCCGGAGACGACGACTCGCCGGATAGACTCGACGCGCTCGTGTGGGCAGCGACGGAGCTACTGCTTGAACTGCCAACCGAGACGCAGTACGCGACCTACGACGACCGGCAAGACATCACGCCGTACTAGTTGACTATCGTACAGGAAAGGAGTAGAGTCGGGCGGAGGTGAGGCGATGGACAGAGAAACGGTGATGGCGCTGTCGGACGAGGAGCTGCGCGTCAGGGCGGCGGAGATCCTTGGTTTCAGATGGTTCAAAAATGCAAACGGTCGTCGGTTCATGGGCATGCCGGATGAGGGCGGGTGTATCGCGGCAGAGAGCACAGTCGCCGTGGCCCTGGATGCGCTGCGCCTTGTCCCCGACTACCCGCGCGACATCGCGGCGGCGTGGGGGTTGGTCGATAGGATGGTTGAAGCGGGGCATGATGTCGCCGTACATGCGTACCAGTCGGCGGAGGATCACGTCTCTCCATTCTCTACGTGGTGTACAGTTGATGAGAACGACGATCTAGATAGCGGTGGGACTGCCGCGCCACGTGCCATCACCCGCGCGTTCGTCCTCGCAATGACGCAGGAGAAGCCATGAGCGGCGAACGGTCGAACCAGCGCGGGGACGCGACACGGACAGGGACGAAGACGCACAAGCGGCTAAAACGCTACCTCGAAAGCGAGGTCGGCAAGCGCACGCTGTGGCGTCCAAGCGGCAATGAGCCGGTCCACATAAAGAAGCCGGGACGCAATGCGCCGTGCGTTTGCGGCTCGGGGAAGAAGTTCAAGAACTGCCATGGGAGGCAACGGAATGCGCCAACTCAAATGGAAGATAGTTAGAGCCCGCGTTCGACTAGCGCGGCTGATCTGGCCCTCGATTGATCCGCTTCCTAGCTTGTTCATCGCCAGTGGGGGGACGGTGCATATTCACTCATTCAACCTATACGACGGCGGTGATCTGCTAGGAAACGTACCGACAAACATAGCATTGCAAGATGGCGATACATTCTCGGTCCTGCATGAGATCGAGGTCATCACTGACGCGGGAGAGCGGGCGCGCTTGATGGCGCAACTCGTCCCCTGCGATGGTGTCCCAATGAAGCTCTACGCTGCGAGGTCCGCATGAACGGCATGGCGACGTGGGGCGACAAGGGCCGCTACCAAGGCAAGGACGCCGACACGCTGCAACAGAGCGAGCGGCTACGGTTCTCCATCCGTGAGCGGAAGCGCCGCCCTGTTGACAGCGAGGATACGAAACGATACGATGCGGAGGATGGCTGCGGCGCGTCAGAGCCGGGTAAGGCTATTCGGCTGACGTCGGACAGCAGATCCACCGGGCCTTGAAAACCCGGACGGAATCGGAGCCGGAGTGGGGAATCCCGGCCAGCCGTCCAACGATCTGAAGAGAAGGACAAGGAGGCGAGATGTACGAGATTGAGAATGGCATCGAAGCACCCGAGAAGCATCGCGGGCGCGAGCCGAAATACCCTTGGAGGGAGTTGGAGATCGGGGATTCGTTCTTCGTTGCTGCCCCCAATGGAAGAAGTATCTCATCTTCGGCCTGGCATGCGCAACGTCGCTACGGTTTCACGCTCGTTGTTCGCACCCGTGAAGAGAACGGCGTCAAGGGCGTCCGCGTGTGGCGGATCGAGTAAGGAGGTTCGATGAAGGCGTTCGTGCTCATCTGGCTAGGCGGGCTCGCTGTGATCGGGCTCGTCTCGGTGCTCTACCCAGCGTCGGATCTGAACGTCTACCCGACGACGTACGAGACGGTCGTCCAGCCGCTCGCTGTACCGTCGCAGCCCATTGACGTGTCTGTGGTGCAGCGTGTCACTACGCAGGCCGATGCGCTCGCTGTGAGCGTCAACCGTAACGAGGACGCGGTAGCCGCGCTGTCGAAGCGCATGGACGAGATCACTGGCAAGCAGACGGGGATTAGCGAGAACGCGAAGGCGCTCCGCGTGTACGTCGACGAACAGGACAAGGCAACCATGGCGGATAACGTAGCACGGGAACGAGAATGGACGGGCCGTACATGGGTCTTGTTCGTTGCTTTTGTTGTCACGTGGTTCATCGCTTGCACCGCCCTCATCCGCACGCTGCGCAAAGGAGGCCGCGTTGAACCCAAGTAACTTCACGATCTACGTCCCCAAGGCCCGCGTCGAAGAGAAGCTCGTCGAGAAGATGCAGGCTCTCGCCAAGAAACGCGACCGCTCGCTGTCCTACGTCGTCATCGAGGCGATCGAGCAGTACCTAGAGCGGGAGAAAAAGTAGCCCCTCTCCGGGGTACTGGCGGGATGATGAACAGCCGAACTGGCGAGAGGCCCCACGAGCCAGCCGAAAGGCGAACAGAGCACTCGGTTGTCGCCGAGGGATACAGGTTAGGCTCGCCTGCTTTCCGCAACTCCAGGCAGTCGGCGGAAATAGCTCATGGGTGGTCATCCCGCTACAACGGCGGGGTAGGAAGCTGCTGTGCCCTGCCCCGCCATGGAGGTTCTATGAAGCACCACGAGTACGAGCCAGCGCCGGTCGACCTGCGGCACGCGGTAGACGAGGAGATCATCGGCGAGGTGACGTTCATGCCTGACCCATTCGACGCGGAGCAGTTGCGGCGACGGAAGCTCGGGCGGATGAACCTGAGCTATCTCGGCAGTCGGAAGAAGGCGCACGGCAAGGCTGCGCACAAGGCGCACGTCCTGTACCGCGAGACGGGAATGTGGGTTAGATGAGCAAGAAGAAGCGCGGAATCTCGATCGACATCAAGAGGGCCGATGGGCCTGGTAGTTACAAGGAGGTCTGATGTGTCCGTTCACGCGGCGTCGATGCTATGAAGAGCAGTGCCCATTCTGGCATCTGTCATATGGGGACTGCATGATTGCTATGGCCGTCGCCAAGTACTGTTCCGACGACAAGGAGGTCTGATGCCACGAGTATCGAAGGTCAAGACGACGCCGCCGACGATTCGGCAGCGAGCGATTGAGGGAGACGACAAGACGCTGACCGGCGCGCCTGAGCCAAGCGTGCAGACGAGCACGGCGAAACCTACTCCGCCGCCGCTACGTGAGATCCACGAAGGGGACGTCCGTGAGGCTAGGATGCTGTTGCACCAAGAGCCACAGACAATCACGGGGACGCTGCCAACAGTCGTCCTCACGGAAGATCGCATCGTGAACATTCACGCGCCGACGCCGCTTCTCACCTTCCACTTGCGCCGCGTCGAGAACGAGCTGACCGACACCATGCGCACCGTCCACATACCGTCGCCTGCCAGCATCAAGGACGGCGAGCGCGTCGTCATCCACGTCTACAGGGAGGAGTGATGAAGGACGGAGGACCAGCGTTTCCGCACGATTTCAGATCCTTCAACGGCGTGAACACACTCCCCGCTGATGGAATGACTCTCCGCGACTGGTTCGCGGGGCAGGCAATGATTGCGCTAGTCACCATCATCCCGGCGGCGCAGAATGAACGTATCGCCGCACAAGCGTACGGACTAGCGGATGCCATGCTCGACGCGCGAGGCGATCGCTGATGCCCTGGTATCTCGTGCTCCTCCTGACGGTAGTCGGCGTCGTGATCGTGGGCGCACTGGCGATCTACATAGCCGCACGGATGTTCCTGACGGCGCTGTTCAAGGGATGGTGAAGTGACGTTTGGGAGCCTATTCGCTGGCATCGGGGGGATCGACCTTGGCCTAGAACGTGCGGGGATGGAATGCGCGTGGCAAGTCGAGATTGACCCGTATTGCGTCAAGGTGCTTGCGAAGCATTGGCCGGAGGTTCCGCGCTATGGTGACGTGCGAGAGTGCGGAAGCGCAAACCTTGTTCCCGTTGACCTCATCTGCGGAGGGTTCCCGTGTCAGCCGCACAGTCTCGCTGGCAAGCGTCAAGCCTCGGGTGATGAGCGGGACTTGTGGGGAGAGTTCGCCCGCATTGTTTGCGAAGTGCGGCCCCGATGGGTGCTGGCAGAGAACGTACCAGGACTGCTCTCCTCTGAGTCTGGACGGTTCTTCAGTCGAGTTCTGCGGGACTTGGCCGCGCTCGGGTACGATGTCGAATGGGAAAGCATACCGGCGTGCGCTTTGGGTGCGCCACATACACGGGAACGAGTGTACATTGTGGCTCACTCCAACGGTGTTCGATTCCCACTTGAGGCCGGGGACGGCACCGAACAACACTCTATCTTTCATGGTGCGTTTCCAGACCGACTGGCGAAGGCGGAATGGTTCGCAGACGCCGTGCCAGATCGCACCGGAACACCTGAACCCGAACTTCGTGGAATGGCTGATGGGATTCCCTCTCGGGTGGACCGACTTAGATGCTTAGGGAACGCGGTCGTCCCCCAAGTCGCTGAGTTAATCGGATGTTGCATCATCAAGGCGGATCGGACGTTTGTCCCAAGCAGATTAGCAGTCGTGGACTAGCCTCCACGCTACGCACACCGCAGCACGGGCCGCAGACTAGCAACCTGCGGCCTTGCTCTTTTGCAGTCCTTGTAGTCAAATCTACCTAGCCCAACGTGGCCGTGTAAGGCGCGGCCAGGTAACGCCAGGTACGGCGTGGTCTGGCGCGGCAAGCCAGGGTGAGGGGGTAGTTGTGACTGAACGGCTGTTAGAGCTATCCGTGTCTGAGCTTTCCGAACGCCTACAACGCACCGAGCAGAGTCTCGCCATCACCGAGGCCAACTTCCAAGAGAAGATCACCGAGCTTGAGTACGAGCTAGAGGAGCGCGGCTGGGATCGGCTGTACGGCTCACAGGATCTTGAGTTCTCACGGGACGCCTTGCGCCGTATCGCCCGCGAGTCGCGCCTGTTCTACATGAAGAACCCTATCGTCAAGCGGGCGGTCGATCTAGAGAACAGCTACGTCTTCGGCCAGGGCGTGACGATCGAAGCCGAGCAAGAGACGGTTGACGCGATCGTGCAAGCATTCGTCGGTGACGAGTTGAACCGTGGCGAGCTGACTACCCCACGCGCTATGGCCTCACAGAACGCCGACCTCAAGATTGACGGCAACCTGTTCCTCTGTTTCTTCCGTAACGGCGTCGGCGACCTTCGTGTCCGCGCGATCCCTTTCGATGAGATCCAAGACGTGATCTCGAATCCCGAGGACGCGAAAGAGCCGTGGTACTACCTGCGGCGGCGAGTCCCCCGCTCGTCACTGCTTGGCGAGATCGCTGCCGCAGAGCCGGACCGTCTCTACCCCGACTGGCAGTACACGCCACGGAACCGCCCACCGAGCTACAAGGGCATCGCAATCGACTGGGAGCATCCGGTCTACCATGTGGCCGTCAACCGGCTCTCGGGCCAGCGGTTCGGCCTCTCAGAGGTTTACGCGGCGCAGGACTGGGCACGAGCTTACAACGAGTTCCTAGCGAACTGGGCAACGATCACGCGCAGCTTGGCACGGTTCGCTTGGAAGATCGTCACGAAGGGCGGCGCGGATCAACGGGCGCTCGTCAAGGGCAAGCTCGATTCGGGCATCATGGCAGGCGGCGACACCTACACCCCCGCGCCGTCTGCCGGTAGCGTCCACATCGAGACAGCAGGCGCGGCGGATCTACAGCCTATCCGTACGTCAGGCGCGACGACTTCCCCGCAGGATGGCCGACGGCTGCTGCTCATGGTCTGCGCTGCGATGGGGTTCCCTGAGACGTTCTTCGGTGACGCAGAAGTCGGGACGCTCGCTACGGCCAAAAGCCTTGACCGCCCGACCGAACTTGCGATGCTCGGCAGGCAGCGTCTTTGGGCGGAAATCCTAGAGAACGTCTGCACCTACGTGATCGAACAGAAGGCACGGGCGGGCACGGTCGACGGCATCGGCGGCGAGGAGATCCTAGACGACTGGGACGAAGTGAAGTGGGTCTACTCGGACGATCCCGAGACAGGCGAGCCGCTCGATACGCACGTCTCGATTACGTTCCCTGATGTTGTCGAACGCAGCGTGACTGAGCGCGTCGATGCTGTCGTGAAGGCCGCGACGATGGGCGGGATGGGCACGTTCGCCGGGACGCTCGATCCAGAGTACACGACACGGCAACTGCTCGTGGCGCTAGGGGAGCACTCGGTCGAAGAGGTCATGGCCGATCTGTTCCCGCCCGAGGAAGAGGTGCCGCCCGAGGCGGTTCAACAGACGGAGGCCCTGCGGCGCGAGATGAAGGAGTTCCTGACGTTGATGAAGGAGGCGCGAGTTGCGGAATAGCTTGCGCATCTTCCTCACGACGCAGAGCGACCAGGGCTCGCGTGACTGCCAGGTCGGCACGAAGGTGCTGGCGTTGGTCGTCGGCTTCGCTGTCGTCAACTACGCGCTGAGTGCGGCGCTGCATCAGGAGGGCAAGGATGTCCGTGGCGTCTACGTCTCTACTTCGTGACTCCGCTCTAGTCGTCTTCCGCGAGGCGACGAAGCTCTCACGGGCGCAGCGCAACCGCGCACGGAACGCCGCCACCGAGCGCACGCGCCGCGAGTTTGCTAACATCTTCCGCAAGCAGGGACGAATGATTCTCGAACGCCTACCGAAGATTGCTAACCTGTTCATCAGCGCACGAACCGTCACCGAGGCGTCCTACGATCAGGACTTGGTCGACGCTTTCGCTGACGTGTACTCGACGACACGCAAGCAGGCAGAACGTGCCCTGTTCGAATCCATGTTCGACGGGATCACGGGCGGATATCAGGGCCTCGCATCCGACTTCGGGATTGAGAACTCCTTCAAGCTGAAGCCCGAGCAGGCGACCGCATGGGCGCGCGAGAATGCCACGAAGCATCTAGCCGAAATCAACGAGACGACCAAGAACGACATCAAGAACCTCATCACCCGTTCGATCGACGAAGGCCGCGACTACGGTTCAGTCGCCCGTGAGATCCGCGACACGTTCGACGGTTACTCGACGCAACGTGCAACGCTTGTCGCCGTTCAAGAGAACGCGATGGCTTACGAGGAAGGTCAGTCGCAGCTCGTCGGCGAGATCCAGGCGGCGGGGATCACCATGGAGAAGTCCATCACCGGGCCGGACGACGATATCACCTCGGACATCTGCCGCGATGCCATGGCCATGGGCTGGATCGCAACGGATGAGGAGTTCCCAGGCGGCGAGCAGACGGCCCCGCTTCACGTCGGTTGCCGCCATGCCACGATCTACCGCGTCAAAGAGGAGGAGTAATGCAGTCTGTAATGGACTTCCCTTGGAGATACAAGCACTGCGCTGACAGTACGCAGGTGTCAGCCGGGCCGTGTGTGCTGCACACGATCACCATCAACCGCCTCGATACCGGAGCGTGCGTCGTGACCGTGTACGACAACCCGGCAGCGGCGGGAAACGTGATCGCCATCATTGACCTCACGCCCACGGCTGTCGTGAACGTGATGAGCACGACGCTCATCTTCGACGCGCAGTGCGATACGGGGCTCTATGCTGACTTCAGCGGGGCGGGCGGCGACATCACGGTGACGTACA